GTTCTTCTCATAGAGGAAAGTGAAAGACAGGCTATCGCCATAATTCAGAATGCCGTCAGTGTACATATGGGCAGCATCGTCCAGAGTGGTAATCTCAATAGACTCACTGGTGCCACCCAGCTCAGGAATGTCCTGAAGATTAGTCAAATCTGTATAGCTGGGAGCCTCAGAGCTTGCCTTATAAGAGAGTTTAATTCCCTTAGAAATAACAGCCATAGTTATTTACCTCCTTAATATTGTTCAGAAGCCAATGCCTCAAAAGTCATTACCTTTTGAATCATTGTGCTGTTGTTGTCGTACAGTTCTCCGCTTGAAATTCTCGTAAATCCAATCGGACGGAGAACTGCATCAACTTGTGTTGCGTACTTCTGGATAGTAGCGATGTCATTAGCCCAAACCTTAACTTGGTAGCTAATGTAGCTGTATCCAAGCGTATCGCCATTTGCAGATGAATAATTGTTCATCTCCATGTAGCTGATACAGGGTACTTTCGTACCGCTTTTCAGCGTCATTTCATAATGTGTTGGAAGCACACTACTAAGGGCGGCAACCAACTGAGTGTGATAGTCAATCATCGCTGATGCCCTCCTTAATCAGTTGTGCGATTTTTTCACGGTTTTCATTTAGCGCTGGACGCATAAACGGTTGCGGCTTCTGCCCGGATGTGGTATGCCAGTTACCCTTATCGTCCTGATAACACCACGGCACATCCTTACGGCCTCTCTCTTCTGCAAAAAGTCCAGTACCGTATTCAACATAAGGCGCATATTCAAGGGGAGTGTAGACAATGCCCACGATGTCACTCCCGCTGGTATCAACCTTACTGGTAATACTGCGTCTGAGCGCTCCCGTGTCTTTCGGGGCTTTCTTTTTGGCCTCAGCCTCAACGAGCGCACAAGCCTTACCGATTGCCCCTTCAAGTCTGCTGGTATCGCCAATCTTCTCAATCCCGTCCAAGACATTTTCTAACCCCTCGAATTTAATCGCCATTACAATTCCCCCATGAAAATCTGGTGGAATCGCCCTTGTGTCTGCACATAAAGCACTTTCAGCTTTTTGTCGCCATACTGGATAACATAGGTGTCATCCATGTCAGCGTGTGTCAGGCCAATGTAGGCTGCGTCCTTGTAGTTGATATTGTCTTGGATGGTTTGCGAAGTAACAAAAATCGCCATCTTTACAGTTCCTTGTACCGTGGGTGAAAGTGTGGGCTGGCCGTAGCCGTCATCGTCCCCATAGGTGTAGTAGTCATAAAGACGCATAGATACACCAATCATGCAATCACCCCAATACTGTAATCTTGCGTTTCCTATCCAGTACGGCTTGAATGTCCGCAGGATAGCCGTCAATATAGCTTTCGCTCACTCCGCTGTAAGACTGAGAGGCAAGCCCCTCCGTATTCATTCGATTCAGTTTGATAACCGCAATCTTTTCAGCACAAATTTGCAGCTCATAATCTACCTTGCGCTTGCAATATGCTTCGACTTCTGCCAAAGCGTGTTTCAGAGCAAGGCCAATTTGAGCGTCTGCGAAGTTTTCGCTTGCTTCGCCAAGCATAACTTTAATTTCGTCAATCATAGTCAATCCCTCCTTAAATCATGTGCGGGGACAGGGAACAGCCCCCACCCCCGCACTTTTGGGAACTATGAAATCAAGCAGCTTTCTTGGAAAGCTCACAAATCTTGGTTGCGTCAACCAGAGCGCAGATGTAAGCAGTACGCAGATACACACTGTTGGTACGCTTGTCAGCGTCTCTGTCCTGCTCAACCTCAACGTCCTTCTTCATAAAGAGCTTGACAGCCTCGTTAGTCATAACATAAGCCTTATCAGTCAGAGCCTTGGTGCAAATCACAGGGATACCGCAGATAGTACCAACCTGGCCGTTGTAGATAACCTGTCCCATCTGAGCGGCCTTGTAATCCGCATCCTTACGCAGAGAGGCTTTCCAAGCGTTAGGAATGACAAGGAACAGCTTGCTCTCGTCCTCCAGGTTAAGAGTAGAGATACCGTCAACAATGGCATCATAGCCAAAGTTGGTGAACTCAGAACTCAGAGTTGCCTTGCCGCACTCGGTAATGAAGTCAGCAGTCATCTTGTTCACCATCACCTGATTTGCGCCCTTGAGCATATTGTCAACGATGGTGTTATCCTTCATAAAGTCCTCATCCAGATAATCAAAAGCCTGCTGCACCATCTTCACGGTGTAGTCAGTGCCAGCGTAAGTAATCTTGCCACGGGCAGTAGAAGTGTTACCCACACCAGCGGCCAGTTCCTCAGCAGTGCCAGAGTAGGTGTAGACATTGATAGTCTTAGTCATACCGGGATTCTGAGCCAGAGAGTTGTCAACCGTCATCAGGGAACGGGTATTGACAGCAGTAGTCAGCAAATCCTTAGCCTTAGCTTCGATAACCTTATTAGCAAAAACAGTGTTAGCCATAATTATTAACCTCCAATATAAATCAGTTGAAGAGCTTGGCATAAAGCTCCGGGTTCTTTTCCGCAAGCTCATTGATTTCGGCCAAACTCATCTTCTTGGCGCTCTCCTTGGTAATCTCACCAGAAGTAGTGGTGTTTGCCTTGGGAGCATTGCCAGCCAGTCTCTTTTCAACTTCCGCCTTGACAGCGGCCTTAAACAGCTTGTCCAGCTTGTCGATATTGGCCTGAGAAGCCTCAATATCATCAGAAATGCTGATAATGTCAGCAAACTCGGCGCTCAGTCCACGGCTTGACAAAACGCTCTTCAGCTCGGAGCGGTTGCGCTCAATCTGAAATGCGGCAAGCTGTTCCTCCAGCTCTGCAATGCGGTTGTCCTTTTCAGCCTTAGCCCTCTCATCACCGTCCAGCTTCGACAGGGAGAGTTGCTTTTCATATTTCTTTTGCTGTGTCTTCAGTGCCTGAGAGACACGCTTATCAGTTTCGCTCTGGAGTAGTGCAAGCACTTCCTCCTGAGTGTAGGTTTTGGTTTCCTCAGTCTGAGTCTCGGTAGTCTGAGCCTCAGTTACAACACCGGTGTTTTCAATATTTTCAGCCATTAAAATTACCTCCTAAGTTGCGCCTCACGAGCGCCCCTTGACAAATCTTGTAGGTTGTTAGTTAGCGTCCAACCCCCTAAATGACAAAAGAGATAGACTGTAAAGCCTATCTCCTTGCTGGTTATTCAATTACTGGGATTATAGTGCATCGACAGTTGGGATGTACTGGAACAGGCATCCGGCCATCTACTGGGTAGCGCTTTTTGTGGAGCTTACCGCAGATTTCACAACGCCGCTCATCCTTGTCAGCCCATACCTCAACTTCTTTAACCCCATAATCTTTATATCGCTGTTGTGCCGCTTGTGTATTGATATGTGCAATCTCAGTCCGTGCAATTCTATCAGCGCAGTAATGGTTTGCGTTGAATTTCTCTTTCAACAGTTTCTTCAACTCGCTTGTTTTCTTGCCAGTCACTACACAGTGCACAAGCTCTTCATTCAATGTCTCTCCCAACAGTTTTGTATTATCCCAAATGCGTTCACTCCATGACTTGCCATCGGCACACCAGATAGAGTTAATCAACTGCTGCGCCTGCGCCTTATCCATAGTGGCAAACATAACTTGGCTTGGGAGGCTCACGGACTTGTACACATCTATGTACTGCTCCAAAAAGCGTTTCTGCATATACGCCATGCTCTTATCGCCAAGGCGTTGAAGCTCATGTTGGAGCTGTCCTTGCATTTCCCAATATTTATCAAGCCTATATAAATCTGCTGGAGTTGGTTCCTTGCCAGAGTCCTTCATTGCCTGGATTTTGTCATATAGCGCCTCAAAATCTTTGATAATCCGCTCTGCGGATTTACGATAATACTTTACCAACTGTTTTTTGACATCACTCTCAGTCTTTTTGGCAAGCCTCTCTTGTGTCCTGAGTGTACGAGTCTGCCAATAGGTAAGGTTGTCCATTACACATCATCCTCTTCCTCATCTTCAACCTGATTAAAAGTAAAGAGGCTCATATTCGCCTCCTTCTGCTTCTGTACGGCATCCAACTCTGCTTGTACATCATCTACAAAAGGAAGCTGCGCAAGCAGTGTAGCGTCGCTCACAGTGCCTTTGAGGGAATTGATGAGCTGGATTGTCTCTGTCAGGTTGACAGGAAGATTGCGGACAAATCTAATACCAATATCACGCCATACAGCGTCACTGGCCTTGAGATTGAGAACATTGCAAATAAGCTCAATTCTGCGCTGAAGCGCCTTTGTGAACTGAGCCACAATTCCAGAGGCAACATTTTCAAACCCAACAAGTTTATAGGCAAGTGCTGTACCGCTCTGGGCAAGGAATGTTTCATCTGCCATATCCGGGCAAGCAGTTACCTTAAAGATGTTTTTCTTGATGTTGTCCAGCATATTGACAATTTGTGTGTCGCTGGCATTTTTGGTGAGCCATCCAGCCTGTGCGCCGGGAGGAAGCAGAAGAACACGGCTTTCTTTCATAGCGGCAATATCTTCATTCTCCGCATCAACGCCGGTAAGGGTGAGATATGCGTCAACCCATGCGCTAAAATCGTCAATCTCAGAGCTTTGCAGCTCATTGTAGGCATCGTTCAGCGAAATGATACAGTTGAAAATATTGTCGCCGGTTTCGTTGAGTCTAAACACACTGACAGGGACATCCCCAAAGTGGTGAGGCACCTCACTGATAAGAGTAAGAGCGCCGCCCAAGCCGTGCGCCTCATAGGTTTTTACCGTATCGGCAGAATAAACCTCTACATTATAAATATCGCTCTCATTGAATGCGTCAGTGTTGTACCAGCGCACAAAATAAAGAAGCTCGCAATCCAGAGTATTATCATAGATTGCGAAAGCATTGAGAGGATTTACTTGTGAATAGCGCACCTGAGCGTTTTTATCAATCCACTGGAGTTCATAGCCCACATTATAGATAAGCGCATTGGTGAGCCACTGCATATCCTCAGAGTCAGAGTCATTGTAATTGATGACTTCCTGCACATCGTCAATATTCTGGTTGCTCACATAGCTTACAGGCTTGCCCACGATATACCCACTGTATGTATCAGTGACAATCTTACAGTAGTTGGTGACAATGTGGTTGCATTCCTTACTTGCGTCAGCATAGCTCTTATTCAAGATAATGTGCTTACCATCGTAATAATTTTTCCATTTTTGGAGCTTTGGTTGCTCATTTGTAATGAATTTCCCAATCATCCTTGTGAGCAAGTCGGTTGTCAGCTCCGTATCACGGTTAATACAAAACATCACATCACCCCTTACTCATAAACAACGCCGTATCTGTCAAACAAGGCTTTGACATCGGCATCTTTGAGAATCTTTTGCTGTTGGCCGTGGTTAAGAGAATCATACACAAGTTGGAGTGCGGCCTGGGTTTCGGATTTGACAGCGGCAACCTTTTCAATCAAGTCTTGTCTCTTCATCATTCCACCCCCAGCTCTTTCAGAGCGGCAACATAGTCAGCCTCAGTCGCATCCTCTGGAGCTGTAAGCTCTGTCACATTTCCGCTCTCATCCACTTCAACATAATTCTCAATGGAATCAGTGCCACCAATAAACAAAGTCTTGGCGTAAAGATGCTCTTGCACCTGTTCGCCGTGCTCATCCTCTGTATAATGAGGCTCTTTCCAATCAAAAGTCCTTCCTTCATCCGCATCATAGCGGGTGAGAACAAAGTCGCTATAAATCATTTCAGTATCCCCCTTAAACCAGTGTCACAGTCCAGCCCTTAGCCGTAGCAACTGCAATTTCCTCTGCTGTCAGTGTGTTGATTGCCCCGCCGTCTGTGAGAGAACCAGCAACGCCCCTGAATTTGATTGTGTTAGTACCGCCAGCGGTTGCAAGATAGGCCGATGTATCGGGTAGACTGTTGATGGTTTCTACGGCGCTGTCATGGTTGTAGCGGGAGTAACTAATATCATAGGTAAACCAATCTTCATCATTTTTTAGTGCCTGATAATCCTCGTCTGTTCTAACGAGTTTATCAGCAGTAATTCCAGAATTGTAATTGAGAATATAACTGTCTGAAAATGCAACTCCTACCGCACGAGACACATTTGCTCCCGCAAAGTCAATCGTCTGCGACTTCCAATTTGCTGTTTTTACGGTGCTATCATCATTAGTGTCAAAGACGGCAGACTTCATTCTGCAACAGTTGGTAAAAGTATCTCTGAACATATTAGATGCAATCTTTGAAACCTCATTTACTGGCAATCCAACGGCCTTATCGAGCACATAACAAGCATAAAACAAGTTATAAAAAGGACTACTGCTTGCAGATGTTGAATTGGTATACAGCTCGGACAGCAAATCTGATGGGATATTCCGCAAAGAATAACACCCATAAAAAATACTGGACATATTTTCAGAACTTGAGTGAGGCCGGGACAAATTTAGATTATCAAAAGCGGATAGGTTTCTCAGCCTATAACAATTCTTAAAAAAATTAGCCATGCTATCAGGATATAAATTCTTAATGGTTCCAATTTCAATCAAATTATTGCAACCGTTAAATATATTTGAATCCATTTCATAACTTGTCTGCTTAAAGTCAATGCTTGGAATACTCTCCAGTGATGAACAGTTACCAAACAAATAATCACAAATACCTCCACCATCTATAAAATTCAATTCAAAAGGGATACTTGTGATGTCACCCGAACCATAAAACATTCTGTTTGCGTTGTCGATATTTTCAGTTGTAATCTGATTGCCGTACTGCTCAATAAACCAATTCCAACCGTCGTTAGCGAATCTGTAAGCACAATTCCCCGTGATGACAAGCGCCTCTGGTGGTAAATCGCCACCGCCACCGCCTTGCACATCAACCACAACGTCTACATTTCTATCACAATACTTTCCAGCAGTTGCCAGGGTGGTTGTACCGTTATCGGAAATGTTGATTTGAATATTAGGCATCGGACACCACCTCCCCATTGTAGACGGGCAGTGCTGCAATCGTATCAGCCACCATTTCCGCCTTATCTTCCTCTGTCCAGTAGTCAACGCCCTTGATAGGAGTATGGCCGTCTGCTCCGTCAGCCCCAGGAGTACCAGGAGCGCCGTCCGTGCCATTCATAACATCAAAGCTCGAACTACCTTCAGCATCGGTGATACTCACTCTATTACCGCCGTCAATGGCCGTAATCTCCACGGTAGGGCTTACACCATCTTCACCATCCTTACCGTCTTTTCCGGGGGTTCCTGGAGCGCCAGGAGCGCCGTCAACACCATCTTTTCCCGGAGCGCCGTCTTGCCCATCCTGTCCGTCCTGTCCACGGGAGGGCTTGCCGGTGTCTACATCTCCGATGTACCAATTACCATTGTCTCCAATGTGTGGAGTTACACCATCCTTACCTGGACTTCCATCCTTGCCGGGAGTACCATCCTTGCCCGGAGCACCGTCCTTACCGGGAGCACCATCAGCGCCGTCTTCGCCCTTGATGTTAGCCCCAGCAACAGGCGGCATATCGCTCTCAGAGGGAGTCCAAGTCAAATTACCCTCCGCATCAACAGAGGGAGTGTAATAGCCACCATCGTCGCCCTTGAGCATTGCTTGATGGACACTGACAGAGCCAGCCTTGCTCTTGAGTTCAATACCCATTTAGCTCCCTCCTTTACTCAAAATAAATCGGTGTCTTAAAGCACAAACTCTCCCCATCGTGCAAAATTGCGTAAAAATACCGTCCAGAGAGAGCCGCTGTGTCAGCCGCCTTAAAATCAAACTGCCATGAGCCTAACTCCGCAATATATTTACCGTCCACGGTAATAATCACTTCGTCGTTTTCGTCGTACAAAACCATGCTGCAACCAGTGGCAATAGGCTCATCGTTACCATCGGTAATCGTTGCAGAAATGCCCGTATCCTGTCCTGCTGTGAGGTAGATACAGTCATACAGATATTCAACAGCCATTGTTAGCCTCCTTACAATCCAAGAGCTGTCTTGCTCATGGTTTTTAGTTTAGTGTTCGTATAAATATCGCTGTAAGCGTATCTGCAAGCGTCTATGGCGTGGCTCCACTCGTGCGTGGTGTCTTCTGTCCATTCGCCGGTTTGCTTGCTCTTGATATATGAGAAATTTTCCAGCTCATTTATAAAGTTCCTGCATTTTGGGTGTACAATAATCATGTTGTCCTGCAAGAACATAAGCCCAGCTTTTACGCTGTCTTTGCCCTTGGCGCAAGCCTCAGCCCTGATACCCTCATTCTTGAAAAACTGGATACTGCGTGGCTCTGCTGCGTCCACAAACACCTTAGTACGGTGTAGGTTCATATCCTTAATAGCCGTAGCCAGCTCTGACAGTTGACACCCGCTTTTGTAAAACTCATTGAACACATAAATTGTGTGGTTGTCCCTATCATAGAGCGTGTCAATGATTGCGCTCTTATCAATCCAACCCAAGTCCATCCCGGCTCTATGTTCAAGCCCAGCGGCTGCAAGCTCCATCGGATTAAACTCTTTTTCTTGCCAGTTGGTAATTACAAGCCCCTCAGAATCCACGCCCCATAATCCGTCACAGAAGATTCTTGCTCTGGCTGGGTTGCGTGTGTACATTTCCTCAAGCTCTTTGATATATTGAGCGTTAAGAAATGGGTTGTCCCTAAAGGTTGAGTGTAAATAAATGAACGACTGAGGCGGATTTACCTCACAGAAGTCATATAGCCAGTGGTTGCGGTTAATGGGGTTCCAGGCCATCAAAATTTGCTGATTTTCTGTATTTCCTCGTAAACGCAAGTTAAGTTGCTCCACAATCGGCTTTGGAACTTCGTAAGCCTCTTCGATGAAGATTGCCCCGATATTATTTAGGGACAATAATTTTGTCTCTTCGTCCAAGCCCATGAAGATTATCTCTGAGCCGTTAGGAAATCGAATGGTGAAATCTGTCTCCCTAATTTTTACATACTCAGTCAGCTTCCACTTCGCCAAAATATCCTTAAACAAGCTAAAGCAAGTGTTTCTCAGGGTAGTACCGTAACGCCGACACACAAGGATTTTGATTTTCTCATTCAGCGCCCGTATAATCAATTTCTGAGTAATAAAATAGCTCTTGGCAGAACCGGCGCTCCCCATGTAGCACTCCCAGCGGTGGGAGTAGTCAAAAAGAAGCGGGTAGAATTTAGGCACGAATAACCTTTTGCTGAGTGTAAGGTTAATATCCATAGTCACTCACCCACATCAACCTTGATATTGATGGTGCTATCAATATTCGCCTCCAGCTTATCAGTGGGCTTCTGCCCAAGCGTATCCCGCACTACCTCATAAGCCTTGGTGTCACCACTCTTGGCTTTCTTCAGCAGAGCAAGCGTCATAGCCGTCCAGTTATCAATATCCGGGTTATCCTTACAAGGCTGAGAGAGGGCAATTTCAAGCAGCTCTTTCAGCTCCTTTTTCCTGCGTCTGGCCTCTCCAGAAGCCTTGCCGCCCTTCCTGCCATACTCACGAGCTTGTTCCGAGGTTGGCACCTTCAAATTTTCAGTATTTCTTGCCACATTCTCACCTCCTACATTGTTAAACGCACAAGAGGGGATAGCAAACCACTACCCCCTCTGTAACGCATTCTAAGCCGCTCTGACGGCCTTTTATTTTTGATAGTCAGCTATACTCCAAAAGCCATAAATTCTCTCACACGGCCTCTGGTAGCGTCTCTTGCTTATCGTACACATTGACAGGGTTATACACTCTGTTCTGGTGTCCGCCAAGTTCCTCATAATCAATGATTGCTTTAATCATGCCATATTTCTGAGCCTTATAGAGCGGGAACAGATAGCCGTAAGTCGTTTGTTCCTCGTGTCGGCAAGCAAACTCCCTACCCTCTTTATAGTGCTGTTGCAGTTCGTGATTATCGACAATCCAAATACGCTTGGCCTCCACAGAGATGATAGCAAGATAGTCGTAGTCTGAGTGGATACATCCAGGCCGGAATGAGTCATTCTCTACAAAATAGACTTCATCCTCACACAAGATATTCCCTGTCTGAGCAATGCGGGAGTCCATCTTGACATCAAGATATTTAGTCTTGCCATCCCTTACAATCTCAATGTCTCCCTTATGCCAATACTCTTTATTGTCGCTTACGTCATTGAAATCATAATCGTTACCGTAAACAGATTGGAGGACTTGCATTACGATTGCTTCACCAACTTTTGCCCTCCTTAAATCTCCACTGAATTTTTTCAACATTATACAATTTCACATCTTCCTTTCCCCGAAATGGATTTGTACATAATCTTTATGGTTTTTCCTATACTAACAAAAAAGCCCCATACCGCTCTGCGGTACGGAGCAAACCTTACAGTCCAGAAGATAGCAGAGGCTCTGCCTCACGCTACCTACTTGGCCGTAAGGAAAATAAACAAAAATAAATATTAAAATGGCAAATCGCCATCTTCAATTTCTTCACCAGAAGAGAAATCATCATACTGTACTGGATTGTCCGTAGAGCCATATCTGTCAAAGACAGGGTTCCCGTCAAAATCCTCTCCTTCATCATCGTTGAATGGGAAATCGTCTCCTACTTCAATACCATTCTCTTTCTCGTTTTCATGTACAGTATCATTTTCTTTTTCATTTACATTCTCATTATCATTTACATTTACATTATCATTAACATTATCATTAACATTATCATTAACATTATCATTAACATTATCATTAAGGTTTGCACCCCTTTGCATACCCTTTGCACCCTTTGCACCCTCCCGATAGAGGATAGATTTGACGGTGTTCTCTGGAACGCCCAGTTCGGCTGCAATCTCTTTAAGGCTCAAACCATTCTCTTTAAGCTCCTGCACTCTCTCTTTGTCGATTTGTGTAGGACGGCCACCCTTTTTACCGCTCTCTACGGCTTTTTGATAGCGCTCTCTTGCTTTATTGAGGTAGGGGATAGCTTGGACATACACCATATTCACGAATGGATTTTCTGAGTGCGGCTCAGTTCCGTACAAGCCATATTCGATAATGCCTCGATACGCCTCCAACTGTGCGTCTGCATCGGGAATGTAGTTGATTGCCTGATATGTACCCTCATAGATAAGGGCTGAATTTTTCTTCATGTTACTCATTTTCATTTCTCCTTTGCAACTAATGTTTTGATTACAGATTGTTATTGATTGTGTTTTCCAGCACTTGCTTGATATGCTGGTTACGGCTTAGAATCCGCTCCAGCGCAGTATCTCTGTCAAAAGTGCTGATAATCTCACCGTTTTCATTCTTGACGGCGAATCCACTTTGTGTACTCACAATTTCTTTCATTTCACTCTGCTCCTTTCTGTGTAAGGTTTTGGAAGTATGGCTGAGAGTAATACTCTTCCACCGCTTCTTGTAGCTCAGGGGAGTTGGTGTAAAGCCAAATCGTCTTGCGACAGTCGTACTTGTCCACCGCCACCTTGAACGGCACAAAACCCTTTTTCGTCAAAAACTCATACAGCCAGAGTTTGCGACATACATAAGTCCGTGATTCCATTTTGCATTGCTCCTTTCACTTAATTTTTCCGAGGGAGTAGGAAATGCCCCCTTAAAGCTATTTATCGTTTTGGAGGGGAAATGTCCGTTATTCAACGGCTCTCTGAGGGTTTCTCATCAAGTTTAGAGCGCCAAGTTACCCTTGGAACAATCCGTTTATCAACGATAAAAGGGTAGATTGAACTTCAAAAAACATACCGTTACATTCTTCCTCATGCGTTATGGGCGGTTCATTTTTGCTCCCTTATAGCTATTTATCGTTTTGGCAAGGAAGAATCCGTTGTTCATCGTCGTTTCAACAGTTTGTCCCTATGTTTAGAACGGTGAGCCGCCCTTGGGAGTGTCCGTTAATCAACGGTGGGAAAGCTGGATGAGACTTCAAAAAACAAAAGTGGAATGATTTACTATCCACTATAGCGCCTCATCAAGTGCTCTCCGTTGCCTTGTGTCCCAACGGGTTTAAGCACATTCTATTTTCAAACAGCACCAAAACCATGAAGCGCATATCCTCCGTATTCCCTCATATATACGCCAAATGTCTTGCCTCTGAAGCATCGTCAGTAATCGGCGCTTCAAAGGTTGAGTCCAGAATTATTCGATTGATATTGCTGATTATTTGTAAAAAATTTTGAAGCATATATTATTCTTTCATAAGTACACCACATCAAGCACCCGAAAAATCCTTGTGCCACAATGGTTTTAAGGCGCTCATTTTTGTCAACAAGTCTTCCTATATCACCAAATGTACGGCCAATGAAGCATCATCAGCAGTTGGCACTTCATGGGTTGAGTTCAGAATTATTCTTGCGCCGGTGCCTATTTTTTGTATGTTTTCGTAAAAGGGCATAAAAAAAACGGCACGGAAAAATCCGTACCGTTCTAAATGTATTGACTTTATAAATTGTTGATATAATCGCAGGTTCCCGCAACCAAATCCAGGCCAATTACACGCCCATTTTCAAGTTCATACTCGTAATTTGTAACCATGCTGGACTCATATTCATCAGTGGAATATACAAGCTGATTATAGGACTGGCCTGGGGACAGAGAAACGGAAAGCGTTCTCGAATCAGATTTTATGATTGTGTCGTTTTCATCTAAAAAGGAAACCGTGAACGCAATCCCCGATATAGTTCTATTGCTATTATTAGTGATTGTCCAAGTTTCCTTGTATGTAATGAAGTCCTCCAAAGTATCATCTACTTCACGGGTATCTTCGTCCAGATAGAAAGACAGAATATCATAGGTATCGAAATCTCCATCAGATACGCCGCCGCATCCAGTAAACAGGAACATGATTGAAACAGCTAAAAGCGAAGAAAGCAATCTTTTCATGTCTCTTGCCCCTTTCATCAACTCCGCATTTTTCATAGGTTTTGCAATACGCTTTTGTTTTTGGACATCTTGATAATGTCCTCGTCACGCAAGCTCTCAAGATATATCTGTGTAATGCGGATGTTTTCATGCCCCAGCAGACGGCTGATGGTATATAAGTCTGTCCCCATCCTAATCTGTGCTTGCGCCCAGGTATGTCGGCAAGTATGAGGGCTTACCCGTACATCATCAATCCCTTCACCACGCCGCTTGAGGATATGTTCAACGGCGCTGTTGGTGAGCTGCTTGCCATGAAACGAAAGGAAATAATAATCGTCAACTGCTTTGTAAGAGAAGTAGTTTTCCCTCACTCTGTCAAATCTGAGCATTGCTTTTCTCAACGGAGCAGAAATAGGGACAACTCTTTGCTTATGGTTTTTGCCATTGGCAATCAGGATGTAATCATCGTGGATATGCTCTGGCTTGATGCTGTAAAGCTCTGCACACCGTATCCCCGTCTCAAAGAAGGTGGTTATGATTGCGTAGTCCCTTACATCCAAAAAGTCATTGCCCTTGCAGCTCCCCAGAAGAATACGCACATCTTTAGGAGAAAATGCCTTAATAACGGGCTTGTCTTGTTTAACCCACGGATAGGCACGGCCTTGGGTGTTAAAGCCTCCAATTCCCTCTGAAAAACAGTAAGAAATGAAGCTCTTAGAGGCTTTGAGCAGGCTGTTGATATAAGTACCCTTGTGTTTCTTTCCCACCAAAATCTGCTGAAATTTCTTGACGCTTGCCATAGTCACATCCTCAATGTCTGTGACACCAATCTCAGTTAAGACTTGCTGGAAAATGTTCAGTGCCGTCCTGTACCCTTTGATTGTCTTGGGAGTGTAGCGCCTTACCTCACACTCCACCAGATACTCCTTGATTGCCGCTTGTACTGTCACCATAATCACCTCATGTTTGTCACAGGTGAAGGGTGAATGTTTATCGGCCTAACTCGCTTGTATGTCACAACTGCCGCCTTTTGGCAATTTTCGAGCAATCCGATTTTATAACTTTTTCACCCTGTTCCTGCAACTATTTGAGTGAAATACACCCAAAAAGGTGATTATTCGAGTTCCGCTCAGTCCTGCTCCCAGTTGTGGTATACGTTCTGCACGTCCTCGTTGTCGTCGAGCATATCGAGGAGCTTTTCCATGTTCTTGATGTCCTCTTCGCTGGAAATCCCGGAGTTTTCAGAACTTTTGGGGCGACTTTGCAGGACTCGAACAAATTTTTATCCTGGGTGTATGTCACAACCAAATTATACTGCAAAATCACAATTAGTCAAGCGAAAAAAAGGAGCCGCCGTGAAGCAGCTCCCTTTGTTTACCACTTGTGTTTGCAGTCCAAGCACTCATATTGCTTGCCAATTTTAGATGAAGCAAGGCCAACCGCTGCAACAGAGACAGCTCGATTTGCTGTTGAGATACGGCGTGTATTGAGACTGGAACACATTGGGCATTTTGGATGCTCTGGGGTTCCGTCCTCTCTTTGCTCGGATAGATTTCTCAGCGCCACATCGGTTTGGATATTCAAAGCCCGTCTCCTAATCATATAGGCTTCAATATCTGTCTGGGCAAGTCTGATTGACTCTTCCTCAAACCCAATGAGTTCTTTCATTGCGGGTACGGCATTTCCTGTCCGTATCATTAAGTATAAGAGCACGGCAATACCAATGCCAAACAGAACGACAAGCCCACGAAAGGCTTCGGTGAAAAACCAGCAAGCAACGCAAAGCAAAACTAAAATGACGATTGCAATGACAACCCCGTTTCTTATCTTCTCTTCATGGGCAATCTTATTTTTCAATGTCTCAATCTTTTGCTGATGCCATGCTATCTCTTTTTCTAAATCAAAATTGTCCTGCATAACCGCTCATCCCTACTAAGATTTGCAATTATTATATCATGCTCATCTGCAAAAGTACATAAAGATTTTTCTCGTTATTCCATCTTTTCCTTGTTAAGAGCGTTATTAAGGCGCTCACTCTGAGAGCCGAAATAGAAGCTGATAACCACCGTGAACACAGTCATAACTTGCTCTTGGCTCACTTTGCCGACAATAGCCAGATAGCAAAACACCGCCGTCAGCAAAATGGTAACGATTGATTTAACCGTGCAAAGCCGGTTGATGATTTTCTCTTTCATCGAATCCCCTCACTCGAAGATGTATTTAATCCCCTTGTCCAGCATGAAATCTTTTTCCTTCTTTTGCAGCTCATCCATTTTGGCTAAGGCTTCGTGCATATCCCCATTGCAATGAGCGTCAGGGATACGCTGTACGGCCTTAGCAATGGCCTCAATTCCAATGCTGTTCGCACGGGAAGTCTGCATCATCACTAAAATAAGCGTTTCAATATTTGTATCTCGCTCGGCTTGCTTCTTTTCGTTGGCCTCCACCTTCCGCTTAATCCACCATGCACCAATGCCCGTGATAGCGGCGGGGATGCCAAACCAAGCTACAATATCAATAAGTTCCATGTCGCCTCCCTCCTTATCCGTAGGCATAGTAACAGATTGTGCCGCTGGCAACCATCTTAGTGCCATTGGACGGGTACATAAGCTCTACGGCCTCAAACTCATCTCCACTACCGAAAGACGCAATAAGGCCACCCATCGCCTTGATATAGCTACCAGACAGTTTCCAGCCGGTAAACGGCGCTGTCTTTGAGTAGTAGGCTGGGGAACAGAAACCACCGCCAGCGGCATCTTCTCTTGGGGAGAACGGCAACCCGGAAATGCTGATTTCAGTATTGCTGGACGCACTGACAGTAATATCAATGTAGAAGCCCAAAATCACATAAGAGCCAATCTTGATATACCACCCTGTCTTTGTACCAGAGCCAGAGCAATAAGGACTCCATGTGCCTACGGTGGGTGTCGTGCCGCCGCCGCTTAGGGCGCTCTGAATGGCCTGTTGTACGCCATACGGTGTAACAGCTTTATTCTGGGTTGTAGAGTCCACGGTATTGGTGAGAATGGTTTTGCCGTAATAGGATGTAGAGGCAACCATGCCATCCACCATAACCCAATATGAGCCATCGAACACAAAATCCTTAACCTCTCCAGAATACCATTTGTAGCCCATATTCGCCGTAGAACCGTAGCTCTTAATCGCATAAGCGCCGGTGCTATTGACATTCATGGTAGGAGAACTGGCCGTATTGCCTGAGTCAAACTTAACCCGAATGCTTGCACCAGTTACAGGAGCGGGAAAGCCCTTGCAGGTAACAACCTTAGCAGATGTGCTTGCACCAGTTGAGCAAGTGCCATACCGCAACCCAGCACCCTCAATATCTTCCGCTTTAAGGCCACTGGTGCTCCCTCCAAACTCAACATCCCCGCTGACAGTGATACCGCCATTGACATTTACAGGGACATTAAAATTGAAGTCTTCATTGCTCCAATCAAAGATGGGCTTACTGTTTACGGGAGTCAAAGGCGACTCAACTAAATTGAGCTTGTCTTGGATTCTCGCCTGGAAGGTGTATCCTGAATGATAATCAAGTCCAGTAATGGTGATGTCCGCAGAATAGGATTTACCGCTGAAGCTCGGTGAGGCAGTTACCCAGTTGCCATATGAACCGCCGTCCTTCTTGTAACGGTATTGGACTACCGGGGAATTGTTGACTGCTCCAAAGCTCCCGCTAAAACAGTTGCCACTTAGCGTAAATGTCAGTTCGCCGTTACCATCCATGTAGACATCGCTGATTTCAACCGTTGGTTTAACATAGTCTACAATAGGCACAACGACTGTCTCAGTACCAAGCAGTCCACGGCTGTCTGTTGCGGAGAAAGTATACTTTGTGGCCTTAGAATCTACAAATGTACCTGTGCTGGTGTTGAATGCAAAAGAGCCATTTGAAGCCTTTACAGATGCAATAGACGCTCCGTTCTGAGGCGTGGCAGTCATATTATAATAAGCGTCAGAATATCCGGGTACTAATACGCTGCTATCCCCAGTCAACGCAACAATCGCTGAATCGGTGTCGTAAATCTCTACCTCAATAACCGGCACATCGTCAGCAAAGGTTGACGCAATGAATGTAGTGGAATACTCACCATAGTAAGAGCCGTTATAGTATGTTTTACAGTTGAGCGTACCTTCCATAGATGACTTGTCCGGGCCAAGTTCATCATAAAAAGTCTCTGGAATAGTCCAAGTATAAGCGTTACCTCCTGGAACTCCAGTAACGACTGTGCCGCTCAGTTTACCAAAGGTATATGTTACATCGTGTGTCCACCCGCTCCCGG